ATGTACGTATTGTAGTTAAGGGAGACACAATGACTCCTGGTAACGTATTCTCTACTGCAGATGCACAGAAGATCAATCAATCTATCCTAGCTCAATACACTCCTGCAGGATTTGATTACTATACAATGGATGTAAACGGAACTGATGGAACAATCAGTATCGCAGACGTTTATTCAGTTTATGGAAGATTAGCTGGTAGATTCTCTGCTTGGCCTAACTCTAAGAAGGATGTAATGTTCTTTACAGTTGCCGAATATAATGCAATCAACGGAGCAAGCTCTAACTTAACTTCCACTTACTCAACAGTTAATAACTTTACTTACTCCGTAGATGGAAGAGATTCTATTACCTACTATGTAGCTGTTAAAGGAGATGCTAATGCAACAGGATTTAAGATGGCTCGTTTGACCCCTATTAAGATTATCAACTCTGCTAATGCTAAAAGCTACATTATCGATAACACAGTTCAGTACGACGATGTAACTGAAACTATTGAAGTTAATATGCCTAAAATTAAAGTTGACGAAGGTAACTTAGTTAACGTTCCTGTAAGAATGCTTACTGACGGAAAACAATTAGGAGCAATTCAATTAGAATTAAAGTATGATACAGCATTATTAGAGTTCAAGAAAATTGACTTGACTGAAAAGATGATGAACTGGACTTCATACACCAACCCATCTAACGGAGTAGTTGCATTTGGTGCTGCTGACTTGAAAGGAGATCAATTAGTGAATGACGGTGAGAATGTATTTAACATTCAGTTCATCGCTAAGAAGCCTCAAGACAGTTGGGCAACAGCAGCTATCTGGACTGGACCAAAGTACGTGGGAGGTAATGATGCAAGGGATATGAACATCACCCCGGCTATGGGAGTAGTGGAAGTAAGGAGAATTAAGAGACCAATTAAGCTTGACGAACTTAAAGACTTATTAGTATTTCCAAATCCAAACGATGGAATAATTAATATTCACTTCAGAGTAGAACAGGAATCACAAACCGAAGTAATGGTTAGCGATCTGATTGGCAGAAAGGTAATGGAGGTGTTAAACACCAAAATGCCTGCAGGAGATTACAAATACGTTGTTAACTTAACTAAATTAGAGGATGGTCTCTATTTCTTATCAGTTAAGACCGATACTAAAATTTTAACTTCAAAAATAATTATAAACAAATGAGTACTAAAGAAACAGCAGGACTTGATACTAATAGATTCTACAACATGCTGCAGGATATGCAGAGTAATAGATGGAGAATTACATTAGTAATTTTAGGATTATTTACTTTAATCATCGTAGGAATTAACTCCGCAGTATTTGTTGGGGTAAAAATTGAAGATGACTGGAAAGAAATGCTATTGATCTTATTAGGTGCTTTTGTCGGTAACTTAAACAAAGTAATCGATTACTGGTTCAATTCAGAAGATAGAGATAAGATGTTAATTCAAAAAACAGATGAAGAAGACGGAGTATCTTTATCAAGTACAACAGAGGATTAAAATAAAAACTAAATAAAATGTCAGAAGAAAAAGAAGAAGGCGTAATGTCAGCAACCAAAAAAGCAATTATTGGTGCTATCACTACAGCAGTTACAGCCGGCGGTGCCTGGTTTGCAACCCACTTAGGCGGTGGAGAAGAGCCTGAAGAACAAGCTAAAACAGAACAAGGTCCTGCTCCTGTTATTAACGTAAATCTAGAGAACAACAACACAAATCAACAGAAGCAGTCAAGCGGTGGAACAAACACAATCATTAAAGAGCGTGTAGTTGAAAAACCTGTTGCTGCTCCTGCTACTAAACCTGAACCTAAAGAAGAAGATCCATGGTAAGAAATATCCTTGTTGCTTTTTTATTAGTTATTATGATCGGATGTGGTTCAATGAAAACTACAACCGAACAAGACGTTATTGAAACTAAAGATATCTCTTCAGTATCAAATTACACAGATAGCTTGAAATATGCCGTCCAAGTAATTAACGTTGATATGACTAAAGTTTTAGCTTTATACCCAGACCTTCAAGAGAAGAACGTTGGGTTAGGATTTGCCGAATCAGTACTAGATTATTTAGATGAAACAAGAAGATTTATATTCACCGAAGAGAAAGCTGAAATCAAAGAAAGAATGGTTACCCAATTCAAAGCTTCTAAAAAAGGAGTCTTCGAAGAGCCCATTGATGGAAAGGGTAAGATTAAAGCTGCTCGTTACTTTGTTTATGTTACTGTGGCCGATTTTGCTGTTGATGAAGATGAGACCGTTGAAAAGGGCAAAAGCAAAGTTGTTGTTACTACTTTCATACGTCTCCAAGTTAGGTTCGTTGATGCTACAACGGGACAGGTCTACATCGGATCTGGAGAAGGAGAGTCAACAAAAGTAGGAGAATCGTTCTTGAAATCTCTTGATATGAAGTTTTCACAAAGTACTGTGGGTAAAGCAACTAGAAAGTCTTTAGAGACTGCTACCACCAAAGTAATCGAAAGCTTAATCAGGAACGGTGTCTTTAAAAACTAAAATATTATTTTTTTTACTTACAATAGGACTGTCTTTAAACGGGCAGTCCTTTATGTATTCATACGTTGATCCTTGTACTAAAGAGATCAAATTTATTAATGCTGATATGTCTACTCCGATCGTAATTGCATACTACGGACAAGTAAAAGCATTCAGCTACCTAGAACTGCAAGATGGTACTTTTGATTTATGGATGAATAATATTTATAACCAGTACAAAACAACATCACCTTGTCAAGGGGCAGTTACAACCACCACAACTACCACTCAAACAAATACGGTTTCAAACATTGTTAACAACGTTATGAACCTAAATTCAATTTCGAATTTAGATTTCTCATCCGTTGGTAGCTCTGCCGGTGCAGGAGTAGGTAATAACGTTGGCGGTACAACCTCGTCTGGTTCGGGAAATGTTGATTCAAAGAATGAAAAGCAAGAGTCGAATAACAAATCAGATGATGGAAATCCTCCTCCTCCTAGCGGTGATGGCAGTGATCCTGGTTCAGGCACTGGAAGCGGCAGCGGGTCCGGCTCGTCGGGGTCTGGTTCGTCCGGTTCGGGTTCCGGTAGCGGTTCGGGTTCGGGGTCTGGTTCAGGCAGCGGGGAAGGTAATAAAACAGAAGAGCCAAAAACTGAAGAACCTTCTGCTGAGAAAGTAGAAGAGCAGAAGACCGAAACACAAAAATCACAATCTAATAGTTCGGCCAAGGCAGCCGGTAAAGGAAAGGTCGAGACAGCTAAGCCCGCAATCCTAATGACAGGAGATATTGTTGGAGTTCAGACTAAAGCCAATGGAGCACAGGATGCAAGAGGAACAGCTTCATTCACTAAGGTAAAAGGAGATGGCTCAGCCTCAATAGGCTTTTCAGCCGACTACATGGTGAATGCAAAGATTGGAAACTTCTCAGTAGTTAGATCCTGGATAGGAGCAAACAAGAAAGGAAATAAACACATTAATGTAATTTCAGATGGGTTAAGTATTTTGCCTAAATCAATTACGAATACAGCTCTATTTGTTAGAGTAAACTCAGTTAAAAACTTTACAGCACTTTACGGTGCAGCTGGTTCCTACGGTAAGATGTTCGGAGAAGAAATGATTTCGACTATTGTTATTGGCGGCTTTATGTACAAAGGAAAAGTGACTAAGAGTTTAGATGCTACAGTGATCATGGCCGGTGTGTATTCACCGTATTCCAAGTATTACACAGAGTCTCTCTTTGAATCTAAACCAATCGTTATTCCCTTCCTGAACCTTAATTACAGACTAACTAAGACGTTTGGAGTTGGAATTACTGCCGGAGGTACTTATATTGCTGGTAAGGATATCCTAAACTATCAAATACTAATGGGAGCAAAAATGAAAATATGAGGTGGTTAATAGTTATATTATTTTCTTTAGCTAACTCCCTGATGGGTCAATTCACCTACTCAGGTTACCTTTACAACGCAAACGGATCTGGAGCAAGCAATGTTCCAATAAAGCTATACAGAAGAACAAACTCAACTATAACAGGATTTACCTCTCAGAACAACTATAACGGACACTCTTACTATCGTTCTACAGGAATAGCAAACTGGACTACAGCTAAATCTAACTGTGTTGCTATGGGAGGACACTTGGTCACAGTTACTACTTCTGGTGAAAACAGTTTCTTATTTAATCTTTGGCCTTCTGGTTGGATAGGATTAACAGATGAAGTAACAGAGGGAACTTGGAAATGGGTAACAGGAGAAACTTTCTCTTACACAAACTGGAACTCAGGTGAACCGAACAACTCAGGTAATGAAGACTACATTCAATTTGTAGGTAGCGGTAAGTGGAATGATTTAAACAATAGTAGTAGTCTGGCTTATGTTATAGAATTTGACTATATAGTAACAACTTCTTCTTGGGCACTTTATAAAACTATCTATACTAACTCTTCGGGTTACTATTCTATTTCAGAGACTTATGATCCTTCTAAAGAATATTATATAGAGATAGATGCTCCTACTAGAGTTCAGGCTTATGCAACCTCAGACATCCAAGGAGTATCTAATACTATATTAGGGAAGACTGCAAGGAACGGTTTGTCCTTTCACATGTATGATGTAAATGATGACGGATTACTTTCAGTAGCAGACAAGTATTATGTAGCTGCAAGAAAAGCAGGAAGGTTTTCTAAATGGAGAATAGCTCCTGATGTAAGAATCTTTACTACTGCTCAATACAATTCAATTAAAGCGGCTACTATAAACGTACGTGCAACTTATCCGGGAGTAACTAACCATACTACCTCCACTTTAACATCAGGAGGAACACTTAACCTCTATATTATCGCACCAGGATACTCCGGGGCAGTAACTTACTAATATTTATAACAGATGTTAAACTTACTTGCTACCGTTTTATTTGCTTTGGCTCCTGCCGATTCAACCTTCTTCCATGTTGATGTTGTTAACAATACTAAAATTGAAAAGGTTGGAGGAAGAGATATTACCTTCGGTGTAAAAGAAACAGTTGAAGAATATATTATCGAACAAAAAGGATACTCTCCTAAAGATTCCTCAGGGTTTACAGTCACTGTCTATATTGATTCTGTTTATTCTCCACAGCAAATGCTTAACATTATGGGCATTCAATGGTTAAGAAAGGATTATATTGTTAAAACTTCGGTAGCTTTTAATACAGGAACCTGGGAAGGAATAGGAGAAAGACGCACTTTCGTCTTTGCAATGTTCTTAAATGTTGAGAATGGTGAGGTTCCTTTGAATAAAAAAGCATTTTCTAAAGCATTACAGGCAAGTCTCAAGGATGCTTCCAAAAAGTTCTGATATTTATAACAAAAGAACAAAGATATGAAAAAATTTTTCCATCAATTATTTGACGATAACAACTCAATCAACGAAAAGAGCGTTGTGGGTTTCATCGCATTCTTAATGCTTTGTATAGCATTCTTAGTAGACATTATCACCGGTTATGCTGGTAAAGAATTCGTTGTTAGTAAAATTATCTTCGACGGATTTATGGTAATGGTGTTAGGTTCATTCGGTATTGCATCTATTGACAAATGGACTAACAGAAAGAAAGACATCGACAGTCCAAAACAAGAAGAAGAAGAAGGGTAATCATGTTACTAAAAAGAGGTGATAATAACGAAGACGTTAAAAAACTTCAAGCCAAATTAGGCGTTGAAGCAATAGGTACTTTTGGACCTAAGACAGAAGAAGCGGTTAAGGCATGGCAAAGAGCTAATGCATTAACTGCCGACGGTATAGTAGGAGACGGAACATGGAATAAGATGTTCGGGACAACTCCAGGTACTGCACCTGCACCAGTTGCAGCTTCTATCCCATCAGGTCCATTTAAATTAGACAAACTAAAGGGACACATTCCCGATGCAGTAATAGCTCAAATCGCTGACACTGCTGTAAAATTTAATATCACCTCTCCTTTAAGACTTGCTCACTTCTTGGCCCAATGCGGTCATGAATCAGGTGGGTTTAAGGCCGTTCAAGAGAATTTGAACTACTCCTCAAAAGGATTACAGGGCATCTTTGGAAAATACTTTCCAACTTTGGCTTTAGCTGAACAGTATGCTCGTAAGCCAGAAAAGATTGCTTCAAGAGTCTACGGAGGTAGAATGGGTAATGGAGTAGAAGCAACAGGAGAAGGTTTTAAATTCAGAGGAAGAGGCTACATTCAATTGACCGGAAAAGCAAATTACATGGCTTTCGACAGGTTTGTTCCTGAAGATACAACAACCAATCCAGATTTAGTAGCTACAAAGTATCCTTTAGCATCTGCTGCTTGGTTCTTTGATACAAATAAGTTATGGGGCATTTGCGACAGAGGAGCAGATGATGCAACAGTTACTGCAGTTACTAAAAGGGTTAACGGTGGAACAATTGGACTTGCTGACAGAATTAAACATTTTAAAGAATATTACAATTTATTAAAATAAGATGAGCGAATTTACATTACCAGAAGGACAGGGTTACATCTACGTGGGCGAATACGTTCATAAGTTTGGCAAAGAAATGCCTTTAAAAGAAAAGAAGATTGGTAAAATCGATTCTTTAACTAAAATTCCACAGATTGATGATCATGCTTTTAGCTTAGACTTTATGGCATCCGACATCTACCTGGTTGAGAATGTTGATAAAATTTATAGCGCACTGATTGCTATCTTAGATCATGACAATCTAAAAGAAGATTGGTTCGAAGATACAGACAATGATCTAAAAGAGAGAGTGGCCAGTTTTATGAAAGCATTCGGATACGTTGAAATATGCGACGTTGACAATGACGGTATTCCAGACCACTTAGATGATTTTATAGGATAATATGAAGACGACGATTCTTGCAACATCAGCAGCATTTGCATTCATTTGCAGCTATTTTTTTAACTTAGCAATGGAAAACTCAGAGCAGTACCTTGCCATTGTTGCAGTAATCTTCATGGATGGTTTTTTCGGTATCATTGCCGGAACTAAAAGAGAAGGCTTTAAGACTTACAAAGCAGTTAGAATCTTAAAAACATTAACTGCCTGGATCATAACCTTGACGGCCTTGATAATGGTTGAAGCAGGATTTAAAGGAACATCCTGGTTATCAGAAACGATTCTAATCCCATTAATAGTATTTCAGGTAATCAGTGCATTAAAGAATGCAGCACAGGCCGGCTTCATTAAGAATGAAGCTTTGACAGCGATCCTAGATAAGATCGACAAACATAAATCAGAATAACTTGCCCTTTAGTTATTTATTACATACATTAAGAGTATGGGTAAAAAACTGTTTCCGTATATTATCGCATTATCAGCTCTAGCAGTTTCAGCTTCAGCTGCATTCTATTCTGTGTCTGGTATAATGAAATTATTTGCCGGAGCATCTCTGGCAGTAGGAATCATGGCCGGATCACTGGAAGTGGCTAAGCTAGTTACTGCTTCACTCCTATATCAGTACTGGTCTGAATTAAATAAGGCTTTAAGAACCTATCTAACAATTGCAGCCTTTGTGTTAATCTTGATCACCTCGGCAGGTATTTATGGATTCTTATCATCAGCTTACCAAGAGACAGCAAATAGAGCAACTATTGTTGACCAGCAGATCCTTGCTCTTGAAACTAAGAAGAAACTTTATCAGCAGACCCAAGAAGGAATCTACAAAGAGAAACAATCTTTAGCCGGACTAAAGGAAAGTCTTTCTAAAGGATCAACAACTCAATTCACAGACAGGAAAGGTAACTTGGTAGTTAGGTCCAACAATGCAAGCATCAAACAAATCCAATCAGCATCTAATTCAGACGAGAAACTTTCCAGTAAACTCGATAGAGTTAATGATTCTATCTTTTCACTAGAGAATAAAATCTTAGAAGTTAAAACAAACTCAACAGTTTCTTCTGAGTTAGGTCCTTTGAAATACCTTTCCGGGCTTACAGGACAGCCCATGGATAAAATTATTAACTGGTTCTTACTGGTTATCATTTTTGTATTTGATCCATTGGCGATTGCTTTAGTGATTGCTGCCAACTTTGCTTTTACAAGGAAGGAAGAACAGCCTACTCCTAAATTAACTGAAG